ATCTGGGAGAACTGATTGGTACAGCTACGGGCAATAAAAGCGGATTAATGTCGGTCGAAGATAAAAAAAGACTGGGAAGACGTTTTTTTAAAGGATACACAAAATTAGTTGAAAGTAAATATTGGTACAATCATTATGTCGCATTGATATTTGGCGCTTCTCCTGCATCCAATCTTGGATCATTAATAGCTATAGACTGGAAAGGAAATGAACTAATATCTGTTACTAGATTTTTTGGCAACAACGACAATGTTAAATTGTATCTTGGCAGTAATCCAGAAACAAATATGTATGAGTTATGGTTAGGCTTGATAGGTCTAGACGGAGATGGATCAGAATTTATTATTCAATCAAGAGAATCGATAGATCTAGATAGTAAAACAGTTGAAACACTTCCGTCTTATTTGAAAGTAATCTCTATATCTTGACAAAAAAATAACGATTTTTCAGAGCTGGGAGAACTTATCGGCACAGTAACAGCCAATAAGGATGGATTAATGTCTAAAAATGGTTTCCTTGAAAGAAGCAAGGGCAATACATTAGACTTTAATGATTATACGATTTCAGGTGTGTGGGTATTTTCTGATACGGGCTTTATTAATGGACCATCAGTGTATAGAGGGGGGATTTTATTAGTTTTTAAAACAGCTAATGGGAATATATTGCAAATCTGTTGCGATTATACTAATTCTATTTTTATACGTATTCATTGGGGAGAATGGAAATCTTGGGCACGAATCACAACAGTGGTGATATAATTTCCCCACTTCTGGGAGAACTGCTAGGAGTAAATAATACGTGGTTTAGGAACAGAGGTTATGTTTCAGACCTTGCAGAAGCAAAGCTAAACGGCTCATATCAATACGCCTATGATGCTATCGGGAATCCATCTACGAAAGCAGGAAGATGTCTCGTTTTTGAAGGAAGTCAATTGGCTTTGGTATGGGACAATAGCGCAATGCATTACCGTTCAGGAGTAGACCAAGAATGGAAAGAGATTGCAACAAAATAAAAGATTACAAACCCGATCTGGGAGAACTGATTGGGAATGCAACATCAAATAAAAGTGGGTTGATGAGTTCCGGTATGGTACCTTTAGAATTATCTAAAGATAATAATCAATATTGTAAGATTAGTGTATTTATGCCAAATGCCGGATCAATAAATGAGTCTGTAATTAGTGTTACAAATGTTGGTGGAGACTCGTTCTCTGTCGCAGTGTCTATGATTAGATGGAATGCAAATAAAGTCTTTTGCAAATTGATAAACGGGACCAAAATTAGTAACATTAATATGTATTATACAGTTGATACAGATAGATTTTGCTTTTACATAAAAGCTAATTGGTATGCGAAAATAGTAGTGTCACGATTAGGTCTTGTGAACACGAGCAAAATAGAATCAATCAATGCTATCCCTAGTGAGGCGATTGAAGTACCAATATATTGACGTGACAAAAGATATAGCACTGACCTGGGAGGACTAATGAACAGTTTGAAGCTGTTCCCGTTTATGCCCAAAGGTATATTAAGTACAGACGAAGAGGTAAATAGTGCAACTGCAAGCGGAATGTATCATGTATTCGGACGAGACGGAATTAGTGTTGTTTCAAATTATTCCATAATGATAGTTTTTAACGATGGACAAGGATATGTCATTCAAATGACATTCCGTCTAGGTGAGGATGTTGTTGGTTTCCGCCGTAATTATGATGGGAAATGGGGAGATTTTAGGTCTTTTGTATTGGCTTCTTAGAAACATGGATTACCTTTGCACCGCACATGGCGTTGTGCATATCAGGATCGGGTGGCACCGGCTTGTACCGGACCACCCGTTTTTTAATCATGTCAAAGAAAAAGTTTGCCATTTACCCCAAGTATTACTATACCATTTCACTCGATATTTATAGATATTTCCGCTATAATTATATAGTTTCTGAATACAACAGATATTAGGTTTGCCGATTACAACTAATACACAATTACGGACATATTCTAATTCTGAAGGTTGTGTTAGTAAGTAGATTCCGCTATATTGCATAGAATCTAATTTGTCTTGAGATTCTATGCTTCTAACATCTCTGAACCTTAACCACGTATCATTTATCCCGATGAGTTCTCCCAGCTCTCTGTTTAGATAAAATCCATGTTAAAAAGAGAGTACACTAATCGTAACTATAAGGTCATAATGTATAGCAGTTATCATAATCTGATTATCCTTTAGTGATATAGATATAATTTCATCTGCACTAGAGAATATCTTCGTAACAATGCCGGTAGAATCAATATAAACCATCATTTCCCCGTCATTATGGCTGACATATACGAATTCATTGGTAGGAGCACCTATACTAAATGATGCTCCTACCTGTATTGTTTCATAATATTCAGTTCTTTTTATTCCATTTGTTGGCAGAAGTCCTCCCAGAAGTGGATTAATCAGGTGTAGGTGTAATTATTTCACCTGTAATATTGGAAAAATCAGAAAAGTCTATTGTTGAGAAATTCGGTCTTGTTCTTCTAACTAATGATACCTTATACGAGATGGAAGAATCATCCGACTTAGGTAACACATACAATTTACTATCTGCATATTTAAAATCGCACCAATGCATCCCCATATATTTTATTTCTATGTTTTTAGATCCAGTAGGTATTGACATCACTCTATAAAATGCAGTATTAGCTCCCGAATAGACATATATTTCTATCAACGAAGAAGAAGTATATAAACCATTAGAATCAGCTTTATAGTCAATAATCAGACCTTTTCCTCTTTCTATATCAGTTACTACAAATATTTTACTCATTAATCCATTCTTATTAGCCGTAGCTGTGCCAATCAGTTCTCCCAGATCGGGGCTATGGCTTATTTTATGTAAAAGAAATGATTCTCCACGCTGACTTTACAAAATTATTAATATTACCTTTTCTAGTGGATATTTCTGCGCTGTCTATGTTTGGATAGAACACTTGTGTTATTTGATCACTGTCATTAAAAACGACAAGTGTTCCCCAATAAGTGCTAGGTCCATCAATCATGTTGTCTTGTATCTTATAGTAGCCAGTTTCGATCAAATCATTATAACTCCTATTTGTCATTATCCCTCTAAACATAAATGGGAATAACCCCAAACTATTCATCAGTTCTCCCAGAAGCATTTTTTGTGGTTTATTTTGTAAATACAGAAGATTCTTTTAACTTTAAAAACAAAAAGTTGAATATGTTAGAGAAGATCAGATACCGTTTGGTTTATAACCGACAAAACAAGTTAAATCGACAAGGGACAGCCCTAGTCCAAATAGAAGCCTATTTGAATCAGAGAAAGGTATATTTTAAAACCAATGTTTATCTAAAGCCGGAGTGTTGGAGTAAGGATGGCGCTCAAGTAATCAACCATCCGCAATCGAATGAGCTTAACGCAATGCTATATGAGAAAATACTGGAGTTGCAGGCTATAGAACTTAGCTATTGGAAAAGAGGGCTTGAATCAAACCTTTCCACGTTAAAGGAGGCTGTAAAAAAGGGAATTAAACCAGTTGTGTCTTTTTTAAAATTTGCAATACAAACGATAGAGAATTCTGATAGAAAACCGGGAACCAAGGATAACATGCTGGGCACGGTAGCCACTTTGAAGGAATTTCGGAACGTGATAGAGTTTACCGATATAAACTATACGTTTCTAAAGGAGTTTGACGCATTTCTGCGCAACAAAGGATTGAAGGTAAACACGGTAGGAAAACACATGAGAATACTGCGTACCTTGGTTAACGAAGCAATAAACGAAGGTTATATATTACAGGAGGCATACCCTTTCCGTAAGTTCAAGATCAAGAAAGAGAAGAAGGAACATAACTTCTTGATGCCCGCAGACTTGGAGAAGCTGGAGAATCTTGAACTGCCGGACAGAAAGAACAACAGCCGGCACATACTGGACGCATTTCTCTTCTGCTGCTATTGCGGATTGAGATTCTCTGATTTCAAGCAATTGACTTATAAAAATCTCGTAACAGTTGACGGAAAGGAATGGCTAGTTATGAATAGCATCAAAACAGGCGTAAAACTCAATATTCCGCTATATCTGCTGTTTAACGGAAAGGCACTGGGCATAATGCGGAAGTACGACAGCATCGAACAACTGGCTGCATTAGGTTGCAATTCGGACACTAATCGGACATTGCAGAAATTGGGAAGGATGGCGCGTATCAGCAAGAAATTTACCTACCATACAAGTCGTCATACTTGTGCTACTCTGTTGGTTCACCAAGGCGTTCCGATAACCACCGTCCAAAAACTCTTGGGGCATACATCGGTCAAGACAACAGAGATATATTCCGAGGTGTTCGATGAAACGATCATCAAGGATCTGACAAGGGCTAACCAGAAGTATTCTAAAAATAGAAATGTAAAACAAAATCAAATAAAATCTCAAAAATCCCCGGGAAAATATCTCAGGCAGTAGAAATCTATAAAAGCTATCTGTTTTATACTTGTTTTTCCGATCCCATTCCATAACATTCGTTTCCTGTCAATAAATATACAAACTCGCCAGTCTTGCCGTTCTATTAATTCTCTTCATTCATTTTGCAAGTAAAAAATATT